TGGGGCGCAGAGCCCCGCTGGAAGAGAATGCCCGAAATTCGATAGGGCGACTATGTATTACATAATTTTATGAATTACATAATTACCGTGCAGAAAAAGTCGAATTTCGCCGATAGCCGGTGTGAATTGCTTAAAAAGTAGGCAGTGATACCTCTGATACCTCAAAACAGGCATTTTCCTACTCCCTCTCTATAACTACTCTCTCTCGTGTACGGGACTTGTAAAACACCTAAACTGAGGTATCACAGGTATCACTTCTCACGGAAATACCCATAAAACGTGTAAATTTTGACTTTTTCTGCACGACACACGGGTAAACGAAAAACCCGCCTTTCGGCGGGTCGGTTGTCTAATTTGGCTGATTTTCAGATTTCGTGTGCTTCTGGACACGAAAAACCGGATAAAACTGTAACTCTTCGTCGTCCAGCGTGAGTCTTAATTAGCTTCTCGGATGTAGTGAAAAACGGTACAACTCGCTCCAACGAGGTGAGAAAATTCACTTTCGACACGGAATGGATACCGCTTTCACGGCACCACCGCTGATACGCAGGGTACGATCCAAAACCGTCACCGTTCGTCAGGTAGCACTCCAACTCCTTACCCGTCTCGCACACTTCCTGGATGAACTGAGAAACGCGATCCTGTTCCTTCTGGTATGCCTTCGATGCCGCGATCACGGTGTCAGGTGGATTCAGACCGTCCCGATACCACTCGTAGGCACCTTCAACCAGGAACGCCGCAATACCCTCGCGCTCGGTAGCGATCACCTCGGCAATGCGCGTGTCACGAACGTAGTTCGCGGCACCACTCTCGACCTCTTCCGGCGTACCGAACTTGGCGACATACGGGACCATTGCAACCCGTCGCCAGATACCGTCGTCCTGACCTTTAATGATCGGCTTGTGGTTGGTGAGCATCTGCAACTTGTGCGTCGGGTTGAACTCGAAGAAGTCCTTATTCATGTACCGGGCTTTCATCTTGTCACCACCGGTAGCCTGCTTGATGAAGTCTTCCCGCATCACACCGTTCTCTCCTGTCTCGTGGGCAGTGACCATGCGACGACCGAACAAGTCGGCGATTTCGGTAGGGTGACGCCCACGGTCAGCGGTCAACATCAGCCCAGGTGCAGCCACACCGGAATACTCACCGAGCACATCGGCAACGGCATCCAGGATCGTACTCTTACCGTTTCGACCATTGCCATAATGGATCACGAACTTCTGCTCACGGGTCGACCCTGTCATGCAGTAGCCGAACCACCTTCGCATGAAACCGACGATCGGCTTGACCTTGCTGCTCGTTTCCATGAACACGCGATCCATGACGGTTTCGAACATCTGGCAAGTCTTCTCGGGGTGATAGGCGCAACCGGCAACTTTGGTAATGTAGTCCTGTGGATCGTGCGGCTTCCTGGTCATCGTGCGGATATCGACGGTGCCGTTGGTGAAGTTGATCAACCACGGATTACTGTCGACCTGATCTGCCTCAATTGTGAGCACCTTCTTCGCGAGTCCCATCGCAGCGTTGATCGTGCCGCTCATTTCCGACTTCTGTGACCACTTGTCCAGCGCCTCGGCGATCTTCATCAGTTTCGCCTTCTCGTCCATCGAGACGTACCGCTTGCTATCGTTGGCTTGTGCTCGCCACTTGTCGGCTTCCTTGGTGATCAGCCTGGACAGGTTCATCCCCTTGATGATCGCCTCGCCGTCGTCAGCCTTCCATCGACTACCGTCATAGGCGAACCAGCGATCCGCAACGACCATTATTCGCTGCCTGAACGACTTGATGATGCGTTCGGCATTGGCCTGATCAGTACAAAGGTGTTTGGCTGCAGGTATCGACTTCTCACGTATGTCGTCACCGGCTGTCAGGTCCGAGAAAACGTCGGCAGCATCGTCATACCCAAGTGCTTCCAGGAATATCGACTGTGCGACACCTCGGCAGTGCTCATGCAGACAGACGAACGCCCCGTGCTTGTGACCACCAGTGTGGGCTGCATAGTAGATCGATGAGGATTCGCCCGAGTCACCGGTATGGTGCTCGTGCCGTGGACACTGGATATTCAGTCCACCGTCTGGTCGCTTGCTCTTGACCATCCGTTTTTCTTGCAACATCACAATGACTGGATCGCTCGACCAGACACCTGAGAGTTTCTGGTGACGGCTGGCCGGGGCTGACCCGTCACCGGCTTCCGCGATTATCGACTCGTCGATAATCAGGTCCACGTTGTCACCGAAGTCACCTGAGACGAAGCCACTGCGGACCTTGAACGGGTTCATCGTCTTGTCTTCGAACACTGGGATTGCCGTGTAGTGCACCTGGATGGTGTCGAATAGCGCCTTGTCACCGGCATACCCGACTTTGTTCGCCCAGGTCCGTAGCGTGGTGCTCAGGTATGGGGTCTTCAGCCAGAACCAGACGTGGGCTTTCAGCTTTCCAGGGTCTTTCGACGGGTGACCGGCACTCGACGACAGTTGCCAGTGGTACGACATGCCGTGGAAGCAGTTCGGCAACTTGGATGTGATGAATTCCTCGATTGCCCCGACTGGATCGAGCATCGGTTCAGCGTCGACCGGTGTGAAGTTGTCGATGTCGACCAACAACCAGTGGTGTTTCACATCATCGTGAACTGACTTGCGGCGAAGCACTCGCCCCTTCTTGCTGTCATCCGGTTCAACGGTGATCGAGTGCTCATAACCCTTGTACTTGCCGCGAATCAGGCATGAACTCGGGTCTTTCTCCATCTTGGAGAGGATGTCGGATAGCTCGTTGATGCTGGATACGCTGAGCTCTGACCCGATAAACAGTTTCGGGTCGTCATAGTTCGAGATCGTGCCATCTGTGTTCCAGGTCTTCGTCAGCTTGTTTGTTTGATGCTTGAGCACCCATACGAAATCACGCATTACGACCCCTTACTTGGCGAATTTCTCGGGACAAAGTGTCTCTTTGCTCAGTACCTCTGCACCGACAGCCATCTCAATAGCGCAGGCCAGCCCGGAACTCACACGTCCAGTCTTGATCGCCTTGTAGACTGCGTTTGTCGTCACACCCGCCTTCTTCGCCAAGACGGATAGCCGCCCCTGCGGGTTGATCGTGAGTGCTGCTTTTCGTATCAGCGTGTTGAGTTCGGCTGATCGACCTTTTTCGTGTAAGCTCATTTGCTCAACCTTATGTTGTAATTTCAATCGTGACGAGGGTAGCACAGTATGAATTCTTTACACAACTGCGAAAAAAGTTCTTGACTCGCTAAACTGTTGGTTGTTAAATCCGTCTTGCGTTGTGACAACACGACCACTTCAACCAACCTGCTAGGAGAAACAAACCATGTCGATCGACAAAGCCATTTCCGAACTGATCTCTGCCCTGAACGCCAACACCGCCGCCCTGGAAAAAGCCGCTGGTGCAACCACGTCTGCCGGTGCTGCCGAAACGAAGACCACCACCAAGGGTAAGGCTACTGCCGAAACCAAGAAGGCCGATGAACCGAAGGTCACCCAAGAACAAGTCAATGCCGCTCTGATCAAGATCAAGGATGCGTTCGGTATGCCGGAAGCCAAGACCGTGATCAAGGAATTCGGTCTGGTCGACAAGATGGCCGACATCAAGCCTGCCCAATTCAAGGCTGTCCTGGAAGGCGCTATCGCCAAGTTCGACGAACTGACCGCTGCCGCCGATGGCGGCGAGCAGGGCTTCGACCTGTAATCAGTCACCGGATTCCCCTGACTCCGGTCAGGGGTTTTGCTAAACCAAGCGAAAGAAAAACGATGTCATATTCATTTATTGTCAAAGGTGCAACCGTCGCACTGGCACTTGCCGCAGCGAGCGAAGCGTTCGCAAAGGTAGTTGAGGGTCAGCCGACCCATGCTGCCGATCAGGCACCAGCCCTCGGTACTGCCAGTGTGTTCGCTGACTTGCTTGTTGTCGATGAGACGAAGGATGTTCAGATCAGCATGAACGGCCGTCTGTCTTGGAACCACCCGCAAGGCGAACAACCCGAGTTCTGCGGATCGAGCGTCACGGTGTCGGTCAACCACGTCAACCGCATCAACGTGTAACTCGCGTTACCCCTGACTCCGGTCAGGGGTCTTTGGTGGATCACCCGGTCACGCCTTTCCCCCGAGGCGTTCCCCCTCCCCCTCGCCGGGTGATCCACCAAAGACCAAATGGAAACCAGATGAACCTAATCGACGTGCGTATTGGCAGCGAGTACACCCATGAGGACTTCGGGCATTGCCTCGTTGTCGGGATACACCCGCAAGACCCGTCTGCATGGGTAATCCAGGTGTTCGAGAACGAGTTTGAAGAAGAACGCTTCGACATTACCGAATCGAAATTCCTACGACCGATGAAAACGAACTGATGACCGAACACAAGATATCCCTGTTGACGAAAGAACTGACTGCCGCGTTGTCGGCTGCCGGTCGTTCGTTCGATGATCACTCGATATTCAGCCCTTCAGGTAGTTCGATGTGGGCGTATTGCGCAGGCAGTTTGATCCCCAACCTCTTCTGCAGTGACACCGCTGGTCGGGATGCTGCCGTTGGTACGGTTGCCCATAGTGTCGGTGAAGAGTGGTTGCGATCTGGCGTTCGACCTGACCACCTGATCGGTACAAAGGTCGAGATCGCAGAAGGTGAGTCGACGTTCGAGGTGGAGATCGACCACGCGATGATCGAGTATGTCGGCCAGTACGTCGATTGGGGTATCTACCTTCCCGGTACACATTTCGTCGAGACACGGGTCGACTTCTCGGACCTGACCCCGCTCAAGAAGCAAACCGGCACGGCTGACCATGCTGTATGTGAGATCGGAAAGTTGACGATCACCGATCTGAAATTCGGTCAGGGTGTCCAGGTCTTCGCCAAAGAGAACACCCAGGGTGTCCTGTACGCCTATGGGTTTTTCAAGAAATATGACGAACTGTTCGATTTCCAGACCATCGTCATACGAATAGCCCAACCACGCCTGAACCACTTCGACGAATGGGTGATTACCCGTGCAGAACTGCTGCAATGGGCAACGTGGCTCAAGGCTCGTGCGTATGCCGCGTGGTGCAAGGATGCCGTTCGCACCCCGAGCGAGAAAAGCTGTAAATGGTGTAAGGTCGCTTCTGACTGTGCCGCTCATGCAGTATTCGTGTCACGGCTGGTCGACGGTGCATTCGACAACCTGGATGACCCGATAACCACCGACGAGATGGCGAAGATCGGCGAGCATATCGCAAACGGCGATGTCATGTTCCAGCCGATTACCCTCGGATCATTGACGGTTGAGCAGAAAGCGATCCTTCTGCCGTACCGCAAGATGGTCGAGACGTGGTTCGCCAATATCTACGCTGACCTTGAGGCACGCTGCCTCGCCGGTGAGAACGTACCCGGCTACAAGATCGTCACCGGCAAGAGCAATCGCGTCTTCACCAGTGTCGACGATGCGATTGAAACTCTAGATTTTCTCGGACTTGACGATGAGGTGATCCGTCCTCGCGGAATGATCACGCCTGCTCAAGCCGAAGCTGAATTGATGAAAAAAGGATACCGGAAAAAGCAACTCCCGGTCCTTCTTGGATCGGTGGTCAGAAAGCCAGCCGGTCGTCAATCGATGGCCCCCGAGTCAGATGCTCGTGAAGCCCTCGTTTCTGTAGCAAGTAGAACCTTCGACAATCTTGACGAAGAACTTTAAACCCGTAAATCCCTATCCCCGTAAAGGAAAAAAAATCATGGCTCGTGAAATCGTAAAAAAAGTGCAAAACGGCATACTTTATTCTGACGGTTCCATCCGTATCGATAATGTTCGTGCGTCGTACCCTCACTTGGACAAGATGTATCAAGCCCCTCCCGGCAAGGACGGTAATCAGTCTGCACCGGCATTTTCGATAGTAGGTATGCTCGACAAGAAGACTCACGTCGCAGTCAAGGATTTGATCGTCGAAGTGATGAATGGTATTCAGAAGGAAAAGGATACCAAGGTTGCCAAGGATAAGAAGTTCATCCGTGATGGTGACGACGGTGACAAGCTCGAATATGAGGGTTACTGGACTGTCTCTGCCCGTGAGACTCGTCGCCCGAGTGTTCGCCACCGCAACGGCGTACCGATGACTGAGAAGGAAATCCAGGACATCATCTATGCCGGTTGCCGGGTCAACATTCTGGTCAATCCGTGGTTCCAGGATAACGATTTTGGCAAGCGGATCAACTCCAACCTGCTCGCTGTCCAGTTCGTTCGTGATGACGAGCAGATCGGCCAAGCTCGCATCGACGATGAAGGTGTGTTCGAACCTATCGACGGTGACGACGACGGCATGGGTGGTTCTTCTGGCGATGATGACGACCTGTAATACAACAAACAGTTGTAATTAACTGAATTTGTTGTCATGCTTACCTAACTCCAGGTGGGTGTTTGCCCGGTCGATGCGTCATGGCTCGACCGGGTTCTTTTTGGAGAATCGTCGTGGAATTTTCACTTTTTCAAGGTGACTGTATTGAGGTCATGCGGGGTCTTCCCGATAACTCTGTTGACTCAGTCTGCACCGATCCCCCATATGGTCTGAAATTCATGGGCCATCGTTGGGATTGCGATGTGCCGAGCGTCGACGTATGGCGTGAGGTTTTCCGCGTGCTCAAGCCGGGTGGTCACCTCCTGTCGTTTTCAGGTACTCGCACATATCACCGTGTCACCGAACGACTGCCTGACTCGTATGACGGTGAGTTACTTGGTCTGCATGATGGTGGTTGGAAACAGCGAGTCGGTGCAGCGGTAATCCCGACTGGTCGTTGGCCTGCGAACCTGATGCACGATGGCAGCGATGAGGTCGTGTCGGCGTTCCCTGACTCCAAGGGTCAACAGGGCGATTTGAAAGGCCATTCAAAGTCCCGCAAGTCTCCAAATGGTTGTTTTGGTGAAATGGCAGCAGCAGCAGACCATCCGGCAAGAAACGATTCGGGATCAGCAGCACGGTTTTTCTACTCGTCGAAAGCCAGCAAGAAAGATCGCGGGGAAGGCAATAATCATCCTACTGTAAAGCCGACTGACGTGTGCCGATGGTTACTGCGCCTCGTGACACCTCCTGGTGGAACGTCGCTCGACATGTACTGCGGCAGTGGGTCGTTCGGTAAGGCCGCGATCCTTGAAGGGTTCAACTGGATCGGGATAGACCGTGATCGCGACGAGGAAGGAAATAGCCTCGGCTATCTGGATATTGCTCGTGCTCGTTGCCTGGATGCACAGTGCGAGGCGTCGGGACTATGAACCAGCCACGCCTTCATTCCCTGATCGAGACTGTCACAGGCACGCTCATCGGCTTTGTGATGTCGCTGTGCTTGGCATCACTCGTGTTTCCCGCATTCGGTCATGCCTTCACGCTCAGTCAGAACTTCTGGATCACCGTCATCTTCACTGTCGCGTCAATCGCTCGCGGTTATGTGGTGCGTCGGCTGTTCAACAGGGGTCGCAAGTGAAGCCGACGAATCGCCCTCGGCTGGTGGCAGATATTGAGTGCTACGTCGATTTTTTCTGCATAAATTTTGTCGAGATCGATGGTCCGAGGCGCAAGTATTTCGAGTTTTACGAGGGTCACCCTCTCGACCGGCAAGGGATCATCCGAATCCTGACCAAGTTCACCGTTGTCACCTTCAACGGTAACAATTATGACATTCCGATGTTGCGACTGGCCCTTCGGCTTGGCGTGGATAACCGCACACTCAAGAAGATGGGTGACGACATTATTGTTCGTCAGCAGAAGGTGTGGCACCTGGAAGATCGCTACCAACTTCCGAAACTCGACTTCCTCGATCACATTGATGTGATCGAACCGGCACCATCGGTCAAGGTCGGACTGAAACTCTATGCAGGGCGTTTACACAGTAAGCGTCTTCAGGACTTGCCGATTGAGCCGAGTGCGTTGATCTTCGACCACGGCCCGGAATTGAAGCAGACCATGATCGAGTATTGCTTCAACGACTGTGACTGCACCATCGACCTATACAAGCACATCCTTCCCCAACTTACACTACGTGAACAGATGTCAGAGCAGTACGGGATGGACTTGCGGTCAAAGTCTGACGCTCAGATTGCCGAGACGGTTATCCGTAGTGAGCTTGAGCGGATTAAGGGCGAGAAGATTTACCGCCCTGAGTTGCCGCACGACTACTCCTTCCAGTATCAGCCTCCAACCTTCCTGAAATTTAAGACTCAGGTCATGCAGGATGCGTTTGACACGATCTGCGCTGCCACCTTCAAGTTGAAAAAGAAGGGTGCCAAAGAGGATGACGAGGATGCTGTCGAAGTCGGAGGTGTGAAGGTCAAGATCAGCGGCGTCGAGATGCCTGCCGAGATCAAGTCACTCCGGATCGTGATGGGTGGTAGCAAGTACAAGATGGGTATCGGCGGTCTTCACAGTATGGAGTCGAAGGTTGCCCACTTTGCCGACGACGAGTACCTGATCAAAGATGCCGACGTTGGCGCGTTTTATCCGAAACTGATGTTGGTCTGCGGCATCTACCCTGATCACCTTGGTCCCGAGTTCCTGGAAATCTATCGGTCGATTCACGCTCGCCGACTCGAAGCCAAGAAGACCAAGGATAAAGTGACAGATATGACACTTAAGATCACGTTAAATGGCACTTTTGGCAAATTAGGTAGTAAATGGTCAACGCTGTACGCACCGAACCTGATGCTCCAAGTCACATTGACAGGGCAACTCGTCCTACTGATGCTGATCGAGGAACTTGAGTTGTCCGGAATCAGCGTAATCAGCGCCAACACTGATGGCATTGTGTCGAAGATTCCCCGACACCTGGAAGCCACGTACCACGAGATCATCAGGTCGTGGGAAGCCCGAACAGGCTTCGAGATGGAATTCACCGACTACGCCTCGCTGTACTCTCGGGATGTCAATTCGTACCTCGGTTTCAAACCGAACGGCGAGGTCAAGCAGAAGGGCGCATTCGCATTCGCCGGGTCGAAGGGATCACCGGCTGAGAAGAACCCTGCCAGCTACGTTTGTATTGACGCAGTGATCAACTACCTGCGTGACGGAACACCGATTGACGAGACGCTTGAGTGGTGCCCCGACATTCGTCGCTTCCTGACCGTTCGCCGGGTTACCGGTGGTGCGACATTCCGTGGTGAGTACCTCGGGAAAGTCGTCCGGTTCTACTACTCGACTGAATCGAATGACCCGATCCTCGGCTACGTGAAGGGGAACAAGGTTGCGAAGTCAGACGGTGCCATGCCGATGATGGAACTACCTGAACTGATGCCCTACGACATCGATTTCAATTACTACCGCGATGAGGCTATTTCGATGCTCGGTGACTTGGGGGTTTTATGAGAGTGATCGTTGCAGGCAGTCGTACTGCCGACTGCATGTTGGAACTCGTATCAGCAATTCGTAAGGCAGGATTTGTGATCGATACGGTCGTCAGCGGAACAGCCAGGGGTGCAGATCGACTCGGCGAACAGTGGGCAAAAGCCAATGGTGTCCCAATCGCCAGATACCCGGCTGATTGGGACGGGTTGGGTAAATCGGCAGGGTATCGTCGAAACGAGGAAATGGCTAGAAATGCAGATGCTCTCATTGCACTTTGGGATGGTGAAAGTAGGGGAACAATTCACATGATCAGTATTGCTAAAAAGACAGGACTGCCCGTGCATGTGGAATACCTACTATGACTTCACAAATCCGTGAAACCGAGGTCGAAGGACCGGCACGCGATTACGCGAAGTCCCGTGGCTGGTATGCCGACAAGATCATGCGAACTGGTCGTCGCGGCTTTCCCGATCATTTTTTCCTGCGGCAAGGCCGCGTCATTCTCATCGAGTTCAAGCGGCCAGGGGAAGTACCTGAGCCTCATCAGTTGAAACGCCACCGGGAGATACGTGAGCACGGCGGTGAGGTGTTCGTCGTTGACAGTTTGGAGGTTGCCCGTGAAATCCTTTTCTGAGGCGTTGTCGGCTAACGTGGCCCTGCGCCTCGGTGCTGGTCGCCTTGACCGTATGCAGGTTGTATCGAGCAGTTACGGGAATGACTCGCTGGCAGTCGTTCAGTGGTGTGCCGAACAAGGTTTTGAAAATGTCCATGTCGTGTTCATCGACACTGGATGGTCGGCTGAAGGTTGGCTTGACCGAGTTGCTGAAGCTGAGCAATGGGTTCGCTCGTTGGGGTTTACAGCACATCGCATTGATCCAGTGGTCAAGTTTGAAGAGTTGATCGAGTCCCGTCATGGGTTCCCGAATCAGAGGTATCAGTGGTGCTCTGCTCACCTGAAGGGTATTCCGTTTCTCGAATGGATCGACACGGTTGATCCTGACTTCACATCGACTGTGATGATTGGTAAGCGTCGGGAAGAAAGTAGAGAGAGAGAGCAGCCACGCAGGAATGGACGTTCGGTAGCGAGTATCACGGGGGTAGGACTGTCCGTTGTCCGATCTACCTTCACACCGAAGATGATCGCAACCGGCTCTTGCGGCGAACGCCGTTTCAACCACTACCGCATCGGTCACAAGAATGTGCACCATGCGTCAATGCCAATCGCCAGGACATGCTGTTGCTTGGTGAGACTGAGATCGCACGAGTCGAGTGTCTTGAGTTCGAGGTTGAGCACAACATGTTCAGACCGAAACGCCACATGGGGGCCATTGGTATTCGACAAGTCGTGCGGTGGGCGAAGTCGGCAAAGGGGAAATTTGTCGCCGAACCGTCATCGTCGTGCTCATCTGGCTATTGTGGATTCTGACCAATGAAAATCGAAACTACCTTCGTTGTTCGCCTTTATCTGAGCGGACCAATTGACGTTGCAAAACAGATCATCCGGAAAGAATGTTTATCCCGAGGGCTGTGCGTAACTGTCGAACCAACAACATTCATCTATACGGGAGGCGAAGAGTCCGGATACGTTGTTGGTCTGTTGAACTACCCTCGTTTCCCAAGTTCACCGGAGGCGATATACCTGCGTGCCAAAGAGTTGATGATTCAACTGATCGAAGGGACGTATCAACACTCAGGTCTTCTCGTTTCCCCCGATATTACCGAGTGGATTAGTAAGCGAGAGTCTGATTGATGAGCGCGATGATCGAATACATCGAGCAGAAGTTTTCCGAGGTCGTCCGTGGTCCCGAAGACATGCACGGCTATCAGCGAACCGCTGTCGACTTCCTTCTTGCTCATCCGTTTTCCGCATTGTTCGTGGACTTAGGATTGGGGAAATCCGTCATCTCCTTGTCGACGATCATGGAACTGGTTGCCCGTGACGAGATCGACTATGTGCTTGTGATCGCACCTGTCCGTGTTGCGCGAGAAACGTGGCCTACAGAGGTAGGGTTGTGGCGACACACGGCACCGCTCACATATGTCCACATACGCCAAGAGGATGTAGTTGATGCGGTGAATGCCGCTGGTCAGGCCGAACGGAAACTGATCAAACAGGAACTCGAAGAAAAGTTGTCATGGGAAGGGTTCACCCGTGACCAGATCAAAGCGAATATCGCTGAAAAGATGAAAGGTCTTGAGGCAAAGGAGCGTGTTGAGAAAGCACGTCTCACCGCATCGAGAGCCGCAGTTCGCCGACACTTCCGAGATAACCCGGCAACGATCCACATCATCAATCGTGAGCAAGTCGAATGGCTCATTGACTCTTGGGGGAAAGAGTTCCCCTACCAAGGAATCATCATCGACGAAAGTTCGAGCCTCAAGGATCACACGACAGGGAGATTCAAGGCGCTCAAGCGTGTCCGTCCATTGATCAAACGGATGCACCAACTCACCGCTACCCCGGCAGCCGAGACATACCTTCACCTGTTCGCCCAAATATACCTGCTCGACCAGGGTGAACGATTCGGTCGCCACATCACACATTTCCGTGAAGAGTATTTCAGCTACAACCAGTACAGCCGCGAATACAAGTTGCGCCCTGGTTCCGCAGAGCGGATCGCAGAGAAGATCAGCGATATCTGCCTGACCATGAAGGCTGATCAGTACCTTAACCTCGCGAAGCCGGTCATGATCATGGACCGGATCATCATGCCGGATGACCAGATCGCGTTGTACCGGCAGATGGAATCAGAGTATGTGATTTCACTCAAGGACGGTAGTGAGGTCGAGGCTGAGACGGCTGCAGCCCTGTCACAGAAACTCCTTCAAATGGCATCAGGGGTCGTCTACGAGACGGTCCTTGAGGATGTCGGCAACGGTGATTTCAAGAAGCGGCGAATCGTGCACCCGCTGCACGATCACAAGATTGAGAAGTTGGAAACGATTGTCGAGGAATCCCACGGCGAACCGATCCTCGTCGCGTACTGGCATGACGCATCGCTCGCTAGATTGAAAAAGGCTTTTCCGAAAGCGGTTGCAATGGACAAGCAGGGTGCGTGCATCAAGCCGTGGAACGCAGGGAAGATTCCCATGCTCCTGGTGCATCCTCAGTCAGCTGGTCACGGGCTGAACCTGCAACACGGTGGTCGTCGCATCGTTTTCTTCGATATCCCGTGGTCCCTCGAACTCTACCTGCAGTTGATAGGTCGACTTGCACGCCAGGGACAGAAGCAGGTAGTCATGGTTCACCACCTGATTACCGCTGGAACGCTTGATGAGGTAGTGGTTGAGGCGCTTTCAACGAAAAATGATGCACAGGAATACCTATTCACGTTGCTTAAACGTATTCGAAATAGATTAAACGCTGTTGCAACTCGTGGCACATATCCCTCATAATTATGTAATACATAATTTGGGGTCGAGCCAATGAGCAACCCGTTACCCGCTTTCGAGATTCACGCCGGTCTGACTGTTTCGCAGACAGCGAAGTTGCTCGGTATCGCCGCACCTACCTATTACCAGTATCGAAGAACGGGGAAAATGCCTGACATCGTTATCGAGTTCATCAAAGTGCTGACACGGGTTCCCCGACCGCTTCTGGAAAACCTGATCAGGGAGAATGTACATGGCGACGACCTCTAAGCGTTCGAGCAACATCAACGCAGTCGACGAGGACAGCGAGGCAATCCTGTATCAAGGTGCGTCGATGGCTCAGATTTGCCACCTGTTCGGAATGGATGCACGGGACGTAAAGCCAAAGATCAGCGGTCAGGTGGTCCCTTGTGGTAAGCGTCGAGGACATGACGTCTACCAGATCAAGGACGTTGCCCCATATCTCGTGTCACCGCCTTACGACCTGGACGAGTTCATCCAACGGATGACCATCGCCGACCTTCCTCCCGTCCTGCGGAAAGAGTTTTGGGCTGGACTGCGGTCACGGCAGTTGTACGAGAAAGAGGATGCCGAGCTTTGGCTGACCTCAGATGTCGTCGACATGATCTCCGAGTTGTTCAAGACACTCCGCATGTCCCTCTTACTGTTTCGTGAAAACGTCGAGCGCGAAACCGAATTATCAGACCGCCAGCGCGACATCATCGTTCGCCTCGTAGATAACGCAATGGAAGACCTCTATGCCAAGACCGTTAGCAAGTTCGCCAAAGGCCAACAAACACGTAGCAGCCCCGAAGTTCTCAGTGAAGTTAAGCCTGAAGAAGAGGACTTATGAAACCATCGGCGATCTCGTCATAGCTGTTGCCGGTCTTCTCCGACCACCTGAACGGCTTACCGTCTCGCAGGCAGCGACGAAGTATCGGCGACTGAATAACCCCGGTTCCTACTCGGGACCGTGGGACAACACACTCGCCCCGTACATGGTCGAGCCGATGGACGAACTGACCAACCCTTCGTTGAAGTCGTTCGTGTTCGTCGGGCCTGCTCAATCGGGAAAAACGGATAGCCTCTTGCTCAACTGGCTGACCTACAGTGCGAAGTGTGATCCGATGGACTTGATCATGTACTCGCCGTCGATGGCTGCCGCTCGTGACTTCTCGATGAGACGGGTTGACCGACTTCACCGGCATAGCCCTCAGATCGGGGAACTGGTCCGCAAGGATCGTGATGCCGACAACAAGTTCGACAAGCACTACGTCAACGGTATGATGCTGTCGCTGTCCTGGCCGTCCAGTACCGAGTTCGCAGGTAAGCCGATCCCTCGGGTTGCGCTGACCGACTACGACCGCATGGAGGATAACGTGGACGGCGAGGGCGCACCGTTCGACTTGGCATCGAAGCGGACAACCACATTCGGCACCTTCGCGATGACGCTTGCTGAGTCGTCACCGTCACGTCAGCTTGAAGACCCCCGGTGGATTGCCAGCACACCCCATGAGGCACCGCCGACGACGGGTATCCTGGCACTCTACAACCGGGGTGACCGTCGCCGCTGGTACTGGCCTTGCCCGAGTTGTCACCAGTATTTCGAGGGTGAGTTCTCGATGCTCAAGTGGGACGACAAGGGTGACGACGTGAGTTCGGCCGAGACGGTTCGCATGGGTTGCCCGAAGTGTGGGCACGAGATTCACCAGAACGACCGGCACGAGATGCAGCAGTGGGGTCAATGGGTCAAGGATGGTCAGGCTGTCGACAAGTTTGGTCGCATCTACGGGAAGGCGTACCGCTCGTCAATCGGGTCAGCATGGCTCAAGGGTGTGGCGGCAGCGTTCTCAACCTGGAAGACGCTGGTCGAAACGTACCTTGCTGCCCTACGTGAGTTCGAGCAGACCGGCAACGAGGAAGCCCTGAAGAAGTTCTACAACACCGACTTGGCTGAAATCTACATTTCCAAGTCAATGGAGAACGAGCGCATCCCTGAACACCTGAAGTCGCGAGCCGAGAAGTTTGACGAGGACGACGAAGCACGGGTTGTCCCTGAAGGCGTTCGATTCCTGGTGGCGAATATCGACGTTCAGAAGAACATGTTCGTCGTCCAAGTACACGGCATCTGCCCCGGCGCACCGTTTGACATGATCGTTATCGACCGTTTCGACATCCGGAAGTCCCGGCGTATCGACGACGACGGCGATGCTCATTGGGTCAAGCCTGCTTCGATGCAGGAGGATTGGGACTTGATCACGGAACTGGTCATCGAGAAGAGTTACCCGCTGGCCGGTGATCCGTCACGCGCAATGGCAATACGCTTCACCACATGTGACCTCGGTGGTAAGGCCGGTGTTACAACAAATGCTTACGATTACTACCGCAAGTTGCGATCCGAGAACAAGCATGGACGGTTCCGACTGATCAAGGGTGACCCGTTGCCGAATCAACCGCGTGTCCGTGAAACCTTCCCCGATGCGTCGAAGAAGGACAACAAGTCGGCAGCACGAGGCGACATTCCGGTACTCATGTTCAACTCGAATGTGCTCAAGGACTCGCTGTCAAACCGGCTGGACTGTATTGAGCCGGGTAAGGGGATGGTGCGCTTCCCTCATTGGCTCGCCGACTGGTGGTATCGCGAAATGTGTTCCGAGCACCGCACGCCGAAGGGTTGGGAAAATCCGTCACATAGTCGGAACGAAGCATGGGACTTGGCGTACTACTGCATCGGCGCATGTGTCTCGAAACATCTACTGATCGAGCACATCGACTGGAATAATCCCCCAGGTTGGGCGGCAGAGTGGGACAAGAACGACCTCATCCACAAGATCGATTTACCGAGAATGTTTGCACAAGATCGAACTTTGGATTACGATTTCTCTAAATTTGCCGCGAGACTGGCTTGATGCGCCCATTGAATCAACCTAATATTGAGTTACCAACCACCCGTGCTGATGCAAAACGGGCCGGACTTACTCGGTATTTCACAGGGCAACCGTGTATCAATGGTCATATATGTGTTCGACATACACAGAGTGGGCATTGCTTACAATGTGACCGTGATCGAGCAAAAGTCAGATTGACCGACGATGAGTATCGAGCAAGGCATCGGAAGCTGACCCTTGCATACAAAATGCGAGTTCTGGCTGACCCGGAGCGTAGAAAGGCAATCCGCGAAAGAGAAGCGTTTTTACAGAACAACAACCCTAGCCGGAAGGCCAAGAAGAAACTGGCGGACAGTGTGAGAAATAAACGGCCAGATGTGATTGCCGCAGCGAACATCAGCCGTAATACTGAACGTGCAAAACTTCTGGGGAGGGCACGTTGTGCGATGCGTCAGGCAACCAAGATTAAGGCTGCAACAGTAGCTAAGAAATTGAATCTCGCGCATGAAGTGTTGGCATTTTATGAACAGGCAAGGTCGCTAACAAGAAGTACAGGGGTCAAACATGAGGTGGACCATATTGTCCCACTCAGAGGGAAGACCGTATGTGGACTACACGTACCGTGGAATCTGCAAGTGATTACTCGGCATGAGAACGCAACCGAATACAATTCCCTGGAAGGGTTATGACATGGCAACTCAAGCCGAATTGAATGACGCAAAGAGTGCGTATCACGCTTTACTTACCGGAAAATCCCCGAGAGTTGTTGTTGATTCCAACGGCGAACGAGTTGAGTTCACTGCCGCGAATTCCCAAAAGCTCTACCTCTACATCCAGCAACTCGAACGCGAGCTTAATGTCGCGCCAAATCGGGTTGTCGGTCCTGCCGGATTCCTGTTCTGATGGACGCTGAAATCAAACCCCTGAGTATTGATGCCTTCGGCGGTGCTATCGAAGGTGCCGAGCGGAATTCGCGTGAAACGGCACGGTGGACGCCGTCAATGCAATCCCCTGACCAGATCATCAACGGGGTCAAGCCGATGGCTGACGCCCGTGGTCGAGACATGGTTCAAAACGATGGGTATGTCTCAGGTGCGGCAACACTGCACAAGGACAACATTGTTGGTTCGCAGTACCGCCTAAACGCGAAGCCGAACTGGCGAGTTCTCGGGGCAAGCGAAGGGTGGGCCGAAGAGTTCCAGCTTGTCGTCGAATCTCGTTTCCATACCGCTTCCGAATCGGAGGAATGCTGGTTCGATGCTTCTCGCAAAAATACGTTCACTGGCCTGATTCGCCTCGGTGTCGGTGGTTTCGTTTTCACCGGGGAAGTGCTCGGTACCGCAGAGTGGATGCGTGAATCGCGTCGTCCGTTCAAGACTGCGATTCAGATCATCTCGCCTGACCGTCTGAGCAATCCAGACGGTGTTTCTGACGACCGCTTCATGCGCCGTGGTATCAAGCGGGATCAGTACGGTCGCAGTCTGATTTTCCATATTCGCAACGGCCACCCTGGCGACAGGTACGCTGACCTACAAGCCTACACCTGGAAAGCGATCCCTGCTGAAAAGCCGTGGGGCCGGAAACAGGTTATCCATATCATCGATCAGTTGTTACCCGATCAGTCACGAGGCATCGCTGACATGGTGGCGGCACTGAAGCAGATGCGAATGACCAAGAGCTTCCAGGAGATCACGTTGCAGAATGCCGTGGTCAATGCGAGCTATGCTGCCGCTATCGAGTCCGAGCTTCCGAGTGCCGATGTTTTCGCGGCAATCGGGGCAGGTAACGCGAATGGGCCGATGGACGCAATGCAGCAATACCTCGGCTTCTACATGGGGGCATTGAGCAGCTACCTCGACGGGAGCAAGAACATCACAATGGACGGGGTGAAAATCCCACATCTGTTCCCTGGTACAAAGCTAAACCTGCGCCCGGTCGGCACCCCCGGAGGTGTTGGGACGGATTTCGAACAGTCCCTGCTTCGTCATACTGCAGCGGCACTCGGTCTTTCCTACGAGCAGTTCAGCCGTGACTACACGAAGACGAACTACTCGTCGGCCCGTGCGTCCATGAACGAGACCTGGAAGTTCATGCAGTCGCGCAAAAAGGCCGTCGCTGACCGTCTCGCGTCGAACATCTATACCTTGTGGCTGGAAGAGGAACTCGCAGCCGGGAACATCCCTTTGCCGAAAGGTAAGACTCGCGACTGGTTCTATCAGCCGATGGTCAAGGATGCCCTTTGCGAGTGCGACTGGATCGGGGCGAGCCGTGGGCAGATTGATGAGACCAAGGAAACCCAGGCTGCGATCCTTCGGATCAAGAGCGGGTTGAGCACCTACGAGAAGGAATGTGCCAGGCTCGGCGAGGATTTCCGGAAGATGTTCGAACAGCGTGCCCGTGAGAAAAAGATCATCGAGTCTTACGGTCTCGAATTCGACCTAGATGCGCAGAAGAAAAACTCAGGTGCTCAGAAGGTACTTGCCGAGAAGGGTGCGAAAAAGGAAAAGTCGGCCCCCAAGGACAAGGCAGCAAATTGATCGCACAAATCAACTATTTGTTTTCTGCGCAACCGCGAGTAGAATTCCGCGCAGAACGGAGGACAACCTGTGAGTAAGCAACTTGCAAGAACAGTAGTCAGTGGTTTCAACCGACAGCCGGCAATGCTCGCGCTCGCCTACGCTGACCTGTTGACCGAGGCCGTTCAAAACCTGTCGGCGGCGAACACCAAGGATGAGAACGACGCCGCACAGGAAGCAAAAGCTACCCTTCTCGCCGCTTACGGCTATCACATTACCGACACGGATAAGCCGTTCGCATACGCGAACGGTATCGCCTTCATTCCGATTCACGGTCTGCTGATCAATCGCTTTTCGTGGTCATGGGGGTGGGTCACCGGCTACAACTTCATCCGGAACCAACTTGTCGCGGCACTCGATGATGCCGACGTTAAAGCGATTGTTTTCGACGTCAACTCAGGCGGCGGCATGGTTGCCGGGTGCTTCGAGCTTGCCGCTGAAATCCGCGCATCGCGTGACCTGAAGCCATCTGTCGCAGTTGTCGATGCCGCCTGCTACTCGGCGTGTTACGCACTGGCGAGTTCGGCCAGCAAGATCGTCTGCACGCCGTCAGGTGGTGTGGGGAGTATTGGCGTCGTCGCCATGCACGTCGACTATTCGAAGATGTTCCAAGAGGCGGGAGTGAAGGTCACCTTCATCCACTCGGGGGATCACAAGGTTGACGGGAACCCATATGAGCCGCTTCCCGCGTCGGTGAAAGCCGACATCCAGAAAAGCGTCGATTCGACGCGCACAGAGTTCGTGGCCCTTGTCGCAACAAACAAGGGTCTCGACACCAAGGTTGTCTTTGATACGGAAGCCCGTTGTTACACGGCTTCCGAAGGACTCGACCTTGGGCTGATTGACGCAATTGCCGCCCCGCTTGATGCGGTGAATGCGTTCCTTAACGAGCTTTCCGATTCGGAAGCAACAATGGAGAACGACGATATGTCTACTTCTGCTGTAAAGCCGGGTGCGGAACGCACCTCGACTTCCGCCACCGCAACCACTGCCGTGGTCACCCAAACCGCTACCGCAGCCCCCGCTGAAGGTGCAACGGTCGAAACCAAGGTTGATGCCGCTGCCGAGCGCAATGCTGAACGTGCTCGCATCAAGGGTATCCAGTCCCACGCCGAAGCCGCCGACCGGCAAACCCTGGCGAATCACCTCGCCTTGAACACCGACATGTCGGTTGAAGCTGCCGCTGCCATTTTGGCTGCAGCCCCCAAGGAAAAGGCCGAAGCCGCTCCCGCTGGCGAAAACGCATTCGCTGCGGCCATGAATGCTTCCGAGCATCCGAACGTCGGTGCCGACACTGCCGCTGGCGGTGAAAAGACTGCCGCCCAACGGATTCTGGATGCGCAAGCCATCGCAACCGGCGTCAAGCGGTAAGCGATCAACGTCATTTCAAGGAGAAGTTAAATGGCAATTGTTGACAAAGACCTGGCCGGTTCTGAAATCGTCGGCTCTTTCACCCCCACCCCGTTGTTCGCTGGCGATGCCGACGTTGTAACGGAAGAAGGGATTATCGACACTGGCGTGCTCGCGAAGTACACCGTTCTCGGCAAGATCACCGCTACCGGCAAACTGGTTGCCCTGACGCCCGGTGCTTCTGACGGCTCGCAGATCGCCTACGGCATCCTGACTCAAGCGGTCGACGCCACCTCGGCTGACGTTCGCGCTGGCGTGTATGTCGGCGGTTTCTTCAACGACGCTGCCCTGGTGTGGCCGGTCCACGCGTCCTACGACACTCTGATCGAGCGTCAGGCCGCGTTTGCCCGCACCCCGATCCGCATCGGCACCGTCCGTCTGTAATCGGTTTTCAATTTCAAGAGGAACGAATCATCATGAAAAAAATGAAGCTGCAGACTATGGTCGGTCTTGTACTGGCCTTGTCCTTCGGCATCGCGTATGCCGCAGGTGTCCCGATCCACATCGACGCCGACAAGGCGCTTGCTTTCGGCCTGCTCGGCACGATGGGCGTGTTCGACACGTCCACCCTGCTCGATGTCCAACGTGTCCAAAAGACGCCGATGACCTTCTGGCTGGACAAGTGCTTTACGAAGCAGATCAACTTCGAAACTGACTATATCGCGTTTGACCGGGTTAACGAGGACTACCGTCGCATGGCACCGTTCGTCGCGCCGAACGTCCAAGGTAAGGTGCTCGGTCGCGAAGGTTCCGACATGGTGAACTTCAAGCCGGCCTATGTGAAACCGAAGCACATCGTTGAACCGAATGACGTGCTTGTTCGTCAACCCGGTGAAGCTCTCGGGACCGGCAGCATGTCGCCCGAACAGCGCCGTGAAGCGGTTGTCGCCGAACTGCTGGCCCGTCACAAGGCAATGCACGTCATGACCCGTGAATACCTCGCCGCCAAGGCGATCATCGACGGTGCCGTAACTATCGAAGGCGAGAACTATCCTCGGGTCACCGTCGACTTCCGTCGTGATGCCTCGCTGTCGATCACCCTTGCCGGTGCTGCCAAGTGGGATACCGGCACCTCCGTCCATCTGACCGACATCAAGAACGCCCGCGCTGCGTCCAACGCGCTTTGCGGTGCTGTGATTCGCGACGTGATCTTCGGTGCGAACGCCTGGGCGTTGTTCAGCGCCAAGGCCGATGTCAAGGAACTGCTGAACACGCAAGTCCGTGGTTCCGAGTCCGACTTCACCAAGATGACCGACGGCTTCGACGACACCGTTGAATATCTCGGCACACTGGTCGGTACGAACGGCGCAGGCCTGCTCCGTCTGTGGCTGTACTCGGGCAAGTACAAGAACGAGTCCAACGTTCTGACCGACATCCTCGACACCAATACCGTGGTCGGTGTTGACTTCGGTGCTGTCCAGGGTCACCGCTGTTTCGGTGCCATTCGCGACGGTAAGGCCGGTTTCAAGGCGCTCGACATGTTCCCGAAGATGTGGGAAGACGAAGACCCGTGGGCCGAATACCTGATGACCCAATCTGCCCCGCTGATGGTGCCGGCACAGCCGAACGCCACCTTCAAGATCAAGGTCGCATAAGTCTCAACCAACGGGTGAGTGGGCAACTACTCGCCCGATTTTTATCACCAATAGGAGTTCGAAAATGCCCATTAAGATCATCAATCTGAATTTCACTGCCCAAGTTCTTCGTGACGGCAATACCGTCACCGTGAAGAAGGGTGAGCCGTTCGACTTCACCGAAGATGAAATCGAAGACCTGGAAAAAGCCCACGGTGACGAAGCCCTGCGTGATCCGGTCAACGAAGGCGAGATGACGAAGCCGAAGGCTGCAGGTAAAGCCGCCAAGGGTAAAGCCGCTGGTGCTCAAACCGCTGGCGACGAGATGTAATGTCGTTTGACTTCGCATCCCTGAAGGCACAGGTACGCCAAACTGTCCACGGGACACTAGGCGTACCTGCCTTTTATCAGGATTCCTCGCTCAGTAAGCCTGTTGAAATCCGTGCCCGTTGGCACAACAAGCTCACCCTTGCAGGTGACTTCGAGAACAACGGTTATTCGGAAATCATCCAGGGTATTGATCGAGTCATCTTTGAAGCGAAAGAGGCACAACGGATCGGCGTAAAACGCGGAGGGACGATCACCTTCCCGTCGCTCGGTGCAGGCCTTGGCGTCACGCTCGGGGCACCTCTCGGTGGTGACGGTGTGTCGAAGGCGACATTCGTTATCCAGACTCGTCAGCCCAACTGCGGGCCGTATGAAGATGTGTGGCACGTCACACCGCAGGAATTGCCGAGGTAGGCCATGAGCTACCTGATCAAAGGTGATTTCCTTCGGGAAGCCCGAGAGTACTTCGAAGCAGTACCATTGATCGCAGCAAAAGCGGCATCCCTTGCTATGAATCAAGTCAGTGAGCGTGACGGCCTAGCGCATATGCGCCGCGACATGGAGACCCAAGTCAATTTCCCGAAGGGTTATCTCGATACTGACGACCGACTCGCTGTACGCCGACCGTCAACTCCGAACAACCTTGAGGTGGTTATTTCAGCCCGCGATAGGCCGACATCGCTCGCTAGGTTTGTCGCTGGTCAAACCCCTGAGAGCACCAGGCGAGGTGGGGTCACCGTAAGTGTGAAGAAGGGTAGTTCGAAGCGGTTGAAAAAAGCATTTCTTGTTCGACTACGGAACGGGAACATCGGACTCGCCACGCGGGATAAGTCCCTGGTCGACAGGGCGTACAAACCAGTCATGCTCGACAGGGGGGTATACCTTCTGTACGGGCCTTCAGTAGATCAGGTGTTCAAGGCTGTCGCCGAAGACTCTCTACCCTGGCTCGGGGGCAGAATATCAAATGAATTTTTCCGTCAATTCGCACGACTCACACGAGGCTGACCAATGGCTGACTCATACCGACTGACTGTACTCAAGCGACTCACAGCACATCTCAGGGGCATCACCAAAGCTAACGGTTATGACTACGATCTGATCGATCCCCGTTCGGTCTGTCGAGGTCGCTTGGTCTTTGGTGACGATGATCCGCTACCGCTTCTGTCGATCCTTGAAGGTACACGTAGTGACATCGGTTCCTTTGCAGGGCACGGTGAGCGCAAAGAGCACTGGCCTCTTACGATTCAGGGGTGGGTGGCAGACGATGTCGACAACCCCACAGACCCCGCCTACGGGTTGCTCGATGCAGTTGAGCGACACCTACAGCGGCTCACCAAGGTCAGCAGTGTCAACGGGGTTGAGATGTACCCCGATGAATACTTGTTGGGGCGTTCCGTCGCTGATATCCAGGTCTCACCTGGGATTGTCAGACCCCCGATGGAAGGCGTTTCGAGCAGGGCGTTTTTCTACCTGCCCGTCCGAGTGACGCTTGTCAATCAGACGGATTAGCGTATTATTTCGCCGTGCAATCAACTTATGGTTTTAATCTCAACTTGAGGTAATCAAAATGCCCATTTCAGCAGACCTCGGCGGCAAGTCCTACACCCTTGGTAAAGGGAAGGTCTTTTTCGACCGCTACCCCAACGGTACTACCATCACTGCCAATACGCAGGGTTCCGGTGAACGCTACTTCGGCAATACGCCGGAATTCTCCACCTCGTCTTCCGCAGAATCCCTGGATCACTTTTCTTCGGAAGGTGGCCTGAAGACGAAGGACGACTCGGTTCAACTGTCTCTCGACCGTACCGGCAAGATGGTTTGTGACAACATCTCCGGTGACAACATCGCCCTGTATTTCCTCGGCGACAAGTCCACCATCACGCAGACCACGCAGGTCGGCCAGATCAGCACCTTCACTGGTGCGAACCGTGGTCGCTTCTACCAACTCGGCGTCAGCCCGAGCAACCCGGCAGGCGTGCGCAACGTCTCGAACGTGGTGATCAAGAAGGGTGCCGGTTGGACGACGACTGTCGCACAGGCTACTAACTATCAGGTCGATGAAGTCCTCGGTCGTGTCTACATCGAATCCGACGCTCCCGATATCCCCGACCTGACCGATATCCAGGCTACCTTCGACGTTGCCGCGTCGACCCGCGAGCGTGTCGTTTCCGGTTCCAATCCGATCTACGGTGCCCTTCGCTTCGTGTCCGACAACCCGAAGGGTGCGAACCGCGACTACTATTTCCCCTACGTGAAGCTGACGCCGGATGGTGACTACGCGCTCAAGGGTGAAGAGTGGATGCAGATCGGCTTCAGCTTCGAAATTCTGAAGAAGGCCGACAACATCGAAGGTGCTTATGTCGATGGTCGCCCGACCGTCGTGTAACCAGGGGATGACGCATGTCACTTGCTGATTATCAGCCTGAAAAGCGCGTCATCCAGTTGGGGAATACCTCGTTCGCAGTAACGGGGCTTTCCCTGACCTCGATCACGACGCTCGTCCGTGAACACCTCCCTGACCTCGAATCGGTTGTCGATATTGCGGCAGGTAGTGTTGCCGACGTTGACAACATTACGTCCGATGACGTTGGTCGTGTCGCCGTCGCACTGGCAGAACAAGCTCCGGGGTTCGTTGGCAATCTGATTGCCCTGGCTGCAGGTGAGACGAACGAGAAGGCCGTCGCCGCTGCAATGTCGATGCCCTTCCCCACTCAAGTGCACACCATCGTTCAGATCATCGACGTGACGTTTGCGGAGGTTGGCGGGGTAAAAAAAGCTATCGAGGCAATCGCGGGCCTCGGGGATCAGGTGAAAACCAAGATGAAGGCTCTGTCGAAGACGGACCAGTAATCAGGTTCTACCACGGGCTTCGTCGCGATGTGAGCCTGTTGATGTCGGAAGGTCACCGTGATGCACGGATGTACCCCGTAGCTGTGGTGTGGTCCGAAGCTCGCCTGGTTAGAGAGCGAATCGCACAACGGGCACAGACCGATGCAGTTGTAATGCAGACGGTGATCGCTTCGATGTTCTCGAAAGAGGGCGGGAAGGCACTACAAAAACTGTTGGAAGGAATGAGTGATGTCGGTTGATCGCAAAGAGATAGACCTGATTATCCGTGCAGCGATCCAAGGTGGAAAGACGCTCGACGGTGTAACCAAGTCGATCACCGATATCGAAAAGGCACTCGTCGCGCAAACCGAAGCAGCAAAGCGCGGCGAGTCCTCGATTGACGAACTGAAGGCGACTCTCCAGGCGCTCAAGCAGGTTCAGGATCAACTCAAGGATCAGGCGGGCCTTGTCGGGCAATTCCAACGTCTCGGTGAGCAAATCGCCAAGCAAGAGGAAAAGGTCACCAAGGCAACCAAGGCTCATGCCGAGTACAAAGACAAGCTCGACAAGGCAGGCAAGGCGACTGAGTTCCAAGCGAACAAGCTGGTCAAGCTCGCGACCGCCGCCGAGCGTAACGAGAGCACACTTGCCAAGCAGCGCACCGATCAACAAGCTCTCGCCGTGGCACTGCGCGAAGCTGGTATCGAGATCAGCAATCTCGCCGATGCCGAAACTCAGGCACGCCAAGCTGCAGCAACACTCGGCATCACCATCAACAAAACACAAGAGGCGATTGCCAACTACGCCGACAACGTTCGGCAGGCCCGCATCGAGAACGCCAAGCTCGCCGATAATGCGGCGTTTCAGCAGAAGCTCGACGAAGCTGCCAAGCTGAATAAGGCCGGTGAGTATGTGCGCTTCTGGCAGAACTCTCTGCGGGAAGCAGATATCGCCGAACAACAACTCGCCGTCAGCAATGCACTCAGGAAGACGGCAGATGAGGCGCTCGCCGCCGCCCGTGGTTACAAGACTCTCGGCACTGCCGCGAAATCCCTTCAGGCAGGTACGGGTATCCGTGACATGGTCAACGGAATCGTCAACCCCGGTGAAGAAGCTCGCAAGACCCTGGCCGGGGTTGAAGCAGAGATCGCGAGAATCGGTGGTGCAGCACGCGCTGCAAAAGGTCCGATCTCTGATTACCGTGGGCAACTGTCATCCCTGGTAGCTGCAAACAAGGCGCTCGGTGATAAGGCCGGTCTTGCTGATTCGTTCCAACGGCAAGTCACGGCTATGAAACAGGCCGGTGCTGAGTTCTCGGTGGCACGCGGGAAAGTGGTTGAACTGGCTACGGCTCTCCGGAACTCATCCGGCGCGAACGATGAACTGCAGGCATCCCTGCGGGCAGCGCAGGCAACCCTCAAGGCGGCTGAACAGAACCTGACCACACAACTCGCGACCTACCGCAATTTGCGTGACGCGATGAAGCAGGCAGGGCTGTCTACGAACGATTTCGTCGCACTGCAGGCCCGCCTTGTTGCCGCAGCAAAGCAGAGCACGCAGGCTGTAGAGCAACTACGGGCAGCAAAGCAGAAGTTCGGTGAATCCACGGACACCGCAACGAAGAAGTTTTCCCTGTTCAGGGATGAGGGTCGCACGACGCTATCGCTCTATCAGCGCATCCGTGGTGAACTCTTGGCAATGGCTGCAGCGTATGTCGGCCTGTACGGGGCGATTGACTCAGTGCGGAAGGTCACCGAAGCGTACAACAGCCGCCAGGAGACTCAGAACAAACTGGCTGTCGTTGTTGGGGATGACAATAAGAAGATCGGCGAGTCGTATGACTACGTTCGAGGTCAGGCTGATCGGCTCGGTCTCGATCTCGGTAAAACCAGTGCGTCTTATGCCACTTTTGCAGCCAATGCGGTTCTCGCCGGTCGTGAGGCGCAAGAGGCGAACTACGTCTTCGAGTCGTTCAGCGAGGTCGGCACAACGCTCGGTCTGAGCGGTGAGAAGATGGAGCGAGTCTTCTACGCCCTTGGTCAGATGATGAATAAGGGGAAAATCCAGTCCGAAGAACTTTCGGGACAACTCGGAGACGTGCTTCCTGGGGCGTTCGGGACGTTCCAGAAGGCGCTGAAGGACAAGTTCCCCGATCTGAAAAAGGCAATGGAGGACGGCAAGGTTTCAGTGTCCAACCTTGTCACCGTCGCTGAAGAGTACCGGAAACTCGTTGCTGACCGTTTGCCGAAGGCAACGCAGTCTTTCGTGGCACAGCAGAATCGCTTCAATACGGCAATGTACGACTTCCGTCTCGCCATTGCTGACAGCGGCTTCATCGATCAACTGACCGAGACGATCAAGCGGCTTACCGAAGTGATGAAGAGTGCTGACGGGAAGAAGTTTGCACAGGACATCGGCGATGGCTTCAGTGCTGTCGCGAAGTTCGTAGCCACGCTCGCCGAGAACATTGAAACCGTCAAGACGGTGCTCGAACTGGCGTTCGGCTTGTACGCCGTCAGGAAGTTGTCTGCGTTCGGTGCGGCCATGCTGACCACAGCCGGTCAAATGGGTATCGCGACAGGGGCTGCAGGTGCTCTTGCTACGACCCTCGGTATCGTCAACAAGACGTTCGGTGTACTTGTCTCAGCGTTCGTCGGGTGGGAAATAGGGACGATCTTGCAACAGCAGTCCTCCTACGCACGCGCATGGGGCGTAGGTATTGTCTTCCTGTTCGAGACAACCTGGACGGCTATCAAGTACGGTGCAAAGATCGCCTGGGCTGAGATACCGGCAGTCGTGGTGGACGGTCTCGCCGTGATGGGTAATTTGCTGACGAGTGGTTTCCGTCAGATGCTCGGCTTGTTCTCCAGTGCCGCCAAGGTGATGGGTAAGTCCGAACTCGGGGCTGACATTGACCGTGTTATTGCCAGCCTGGAATTCAAGGTCGACCGTATCGGTAACGCGTCAGCCAAGTTGCGCAAGCAGATGGCTACCGACCTTGCGACCATCAAGAAGATCAGTCAGGAGATGGTCGCTGACGCTTTCGCTGAACCTGGGTCGTCATCCGCGAAGCCGACAGCCGGTACGACACCTAAGCCGCTCCCCGGCACGGACAAACCGACTGTTGACAAAGAGGCTGCAGAAAAACGTATTAAGGCGAAAGAGGCGCTTGAGTCCGAACTGCGGGCTATCGAGGCTCGGGTTGAAAAGACCGAAAAGGACAGCCTTGAACGTCGAATCAACGCAATCGACATAGCATCACAGACCTTGCTGAACAAGATCAGGAAATTCGGCGGCAAGGACGGTGAGGCTCTCGAATTGCGCCACACGCAGGCCATCAATGAACTCAAGATGGCCGAAATCATCAAGTTCAACGACGAGCTTGAGAAAGAGCAGGAGTCGATCCAAAAACGGCTTGAGCAGGTTGACGCGCAGGCCGGTCGCAAGAGCAAGGACGACCTGAACCTGCGCCTGAAGGCTGTCCGTGATTCCTATGAGCAGACCTATCGGGACATCGCCGAATTCCGGTCAACCCTTGAAGCAAATGGTCGTGACACCTCACCCGCAGAAGAACAGCGCCGTCGACTTGACGCAGGCGTAGCGGCACTACAGCAGCTTGAGCAGCAGAAGTACTACGAGGACTCGATCAACCTTCTGCTCGCTGAACGAAAGGCGAAGCTCGACACGATCAACGCTCAACGTGACGCAGGGTTGATTACGGAAACTGAGGCAAACCGCCTAGCGACTGTTGCAGTCAACGACATGCAGCCCAAGATTCAGACTATCGCTGATGAGGCATTACGATTTGCCGACGCGATGATGCAAGCCGCAGTCGCAACCGGCCAGGACGTTACCGCCCTCGAAACGCTCAGGGCGAAGATCATCGCGGCAGCAGACAGCGGTAAAGGGCTGACCGCTGAAGCGAAACTGACGCAGCAACTCACCGAGTCTTTGAGCACGGGTGGGGTCAATGCCTTCATGACGCTAGGTGAGGCTCTCGGAAAGTCAGCCTTCGGGTTCCAGACATGGAAAGAAGGTATTGGTCAAGTACGAAATGCCTTCCTTGGGTTCGCAGCAGACTTCCTTCGTCAGATCGCTCAGATGATTTTGAAGCAGATGCTGCTCAACGCTCTGCAGAGTATGGGCGGTAAGGGTGGGTTTCTCGGGAGTATCGGTAGCTTTATTGCAGGGGTAAAGCACACAGGTGGTGTTGTTGGTGCCCCTGGCGGTTCATCCCGTACGGCAAACCCATCGTTGTTCGCGAATGCCCCCCGGTATCACGGTGGTGGTATTGCCGGCCTAGCCCCTGACGAGTATCCGACGATCCTGAAGAAGAACGAGGAAGTCCTGACTGCCGCCGATCCGCGCAACGTGCTCAACGGTGCCAAACAGGGAGGTGGTCAGCCTCAAGACGTGTCGATTTATAACTACGTTGATCCGAAGGAAATGCTGTCAGCAGCACTTGGGTCGGCGTCAGGGAGAAAGGTAATCATGAACGCGCTCAGTGCTGAACGTTCACAACTACGCAGCCTTGTCGGGAGTAAA